GTATTGCACTGAATCCTATAATGGTGGTGGTGTTGGAAATTGCGGATATTCAACATCAACATTTAATAATTCAGCATCTGGATCTGGATATTCTAGACAATGCTCTACTTCTGGATATCCTGCATGCCAGTCTACAAATCCAACTCCAGTATGTACATCTTATAAATATCAATGCAAGAGTTATGATGTAACAAATCCAGCAAGCAATAACTACTTCCAATGCTACAATGTGGGAGACTGTACAGCAAACAATAACTCAGATGGATCTAGAACAACGTGTTGTGCAAGCTATGGGTAAATTTAAGGTATTTACAAAATTTAACAGAAAAGGTATAATCTATAGATGATTAATTTACAAGAAGAAGACTGGTTTATTCCAGGAGTAAAAATAGCCAAAGTTGCGGCAGGAGAATCAGCAAAACAAGTGGCAGTCATTATAGATGGCCAGATAGCATTCTTTATTGGTGTAAAAGAAGAAATTGCTAATAAGCTATTAAACGCAACAAGTTTTTTAGAGTGTGAATCTGTAAATGGACTGTTCTGCACATCATTTGTGATTGACACAACAGTTGATCAAATTTTATCTAACGAAATGACGCAGGCTGCATTACTTTCAAGTCCAGAATTTGTTTTAGTTGACAAGGATGTTCAAAGGCATGCTGAATTAGCAGAGGCTGGTTGGCTATATCAAGATGGTCAATTTATAGTTCCAGGAGTATACGAATGACAGAAAAAAGTAAGTGGCAGCAGTATAAGGAAAAACTTGGAGATACCAGGCCTTGGGATATGTTAAATCCAAATACTGAATATGCTACAGAGGAAGAGGGGGAAAGGAGATACGACATTTGTAAGGGCTGCCCAGAGCTCATAGATTTAACAAAACAATGTAAGCAGTGCGGATGCTTTATGGTTATGAAAACCAAACTACAACACGCTACCTGCCCGCTAGGAAAATGGTAATCTACTAACAAATACTGGGGTATAATTGGAAAAGAGGTATACGTAAATGGCAACACAATTTCCAGAGGAGCTTGACTCCTTTTTAAATCCGCAACCAACGGATTCGGTTGCCGCCGTATCTCATGCCGCCCAACACGCAGACGCTAACGATGCCATAGAGGCATTGCAGGCTAAATTAGGCACAAACAATTCAACAGACCCATCTTCTATAGAGTATAGGGTTAAGGCCCTAGAAGACCAACCGTTTGATTCTGAAGCGGTAATGGATGCAGTTGATTCGGTTCTTATTGCTGGTTCTGGTATAACAAAACTTTATGATGATTCATTAGATACATTAACTGTATCTGTAGACACCACTACTATATCTACACGTACCTATGCAGATGATGTAGCAAACCTTGCGGCTGGCACAGCCCTCACAAACGCTAATGACTATACAGATATTGCAATTACTGCTCTTTCTGCCGTTTACGACTCGCTTGGTTCAGCATCTGCAGCACAAACAGCCGCACAGATATATGCAGATGGACTAGCAGTAAATTATGATCCAGTTGGCTCAGCTTCTGCAGCATTGGCCGATGCAAATGAATACACAGATATAGCGGTTGCAGGATTAGGCAACTCTCTTCCAAATATATATGTACCAATTTCTGATGTAGGAGCCCTAGACGGAGTAGCTCAACTAGTAGGCGGATTTGTACCTTTAAGTCAATTAAATATTACAGAAGAAATTCAAGATGTTGCAGCTCAGATGATAACATCTGGTACACATACAAATATATTAGTTTCTTATAATGATGAAAATGGAACAATTAGCTTTACTGGGTCTGCCCCACAATTAACACAAGAAGAGATCCAGGATTACGTAGCCCCTTTATTTAATCATGGCCTACATACAAATATAACAGCAACATATGATGATCAAAATAATAAAATTTTACTTACATCTTCTTCTACTGGCGGATCTTTAACACAAGAAGAAGTACAGGACTTTGTAGCCCCACTATTAAATCACGCTTTTCATACAAACATAACTGCTTCATACGATGATGCAAATAATAGAATTGTTCTTCAAGGCAACTCTGGCGGTGGCGGTGGTGGAGCTTCTGTAATAATTTCTCCTACAGCCCCATCAACACCAGGACTAGGAGACATTTGGTTAGACTCAGATAATGGTAAAACATATATCTGGGACGGAGCATTCTGGATAGAAGTCGGTGGATCAAGTTCTCAAGCAATAGCTGCTGTAACATCTATACCACCAACAAGTCCAGTCCTCGGCTCTATTTGGTTAAATTCTTCAACAGCAAAAACATATATATATGAAGGCTCATTCTGGGTTGAAGTATAATTTATGATAAAATTATAACAAGGGGTAAATATGTCATCAGCACTAGGTTTTCCATCATCTCCAACAAATGGACAGCAGTATGTTATATCTGGAAAAACATTTGTTTGGGATGGATCAGTTTGGAATGCTTTATCTACTGGAGGAGCGACTCTTACTCAAGAAGAAGTTCAAGACTTTGCTGCACCTCTATTAGCCCACTCAGGACATACAAACATAACAGCAACATACAACGATGCCACTAATAAGGTCATTCTTGCTGGACAAAGTGGTGGCGGTGGCGGAGAAACAGATATAGGACTTTTAATAGCACTATCATAATAAGGGGTAAGGTATAATAACGATATGGCCAATTTTAGTAACGCTAAGGCAAATCTAGTAGGAACAACACCAGTCACATTAGTTGATGCTGAGGTTGCTACAGTAATTTCTGGATGCTCAGTTGCTAATAGGCACGGATCAACAACATCTGTATCTCTTTATATTGAAAATAATTCAGAGATTTATTATGTCACAAAAGACAGATCAATAGATGGTGGACACAATTTTGAAGCAATTTCTGGAAATAAAATATTTTTACAAGCAGGCGATGCGTTAAAGGCAGTCGGAGCAACAGCAGACTCCTTTGATATAGTTGTCTCAGTATTGGATGGTATCTAAAATGTACGATTATACAAATACAACTGAAATAGACCTAAGTTTTCAAAATAAGACTTTTTATGGTTTTAGATACGATAACGACACTGGAAAGCTAGTAATAGAAGTAATAAATGATGGAAGCCCAGTCAGATTCCCTTCCGAAGGAGTAATCCGCAAGACCGATTATAAGGCTTGGTTTTGGACGAAACATACGGTACAATTTGAGTGGGACACAACCCCAAATTCAAATCTTTTGATGGAGATAATATAAAATGACACAACTTATTGACCTTGGCAAAATTAGATTCTACTTTGCAGGACTATGGAGCGATTCTGCTACCTATGAACTAAATGACGTAGTTAAGTACGGCGGTAACGTATACGTTTACACATACGCACTTTCATCTACTGGAAATCTTCCAACTAATGACAACTACTGGTCATTGATGATTGAAGGTCTAAAGTTTACTGGTGCATATAACCCAACTACAGAATACAGAGTTGGAGATGGTGTCGCACATGGTGGTAAGGTTTATATTTCTATCAAAACTGGTTCAGGACAAACTCCTCCAAATGCACAATATTGGTCACAGTTTGCAGACGGAATTCAGTACGAAGGTGCATTTTTAGATACAAGAAATTATCAAAAGAATGACGTAGTAACATACGGCGGATCTGTATATATTGCTAAGCAAGACGGAGTAGGAAATCTTCCTACTGTAACAGCATTCTGGGATGAGTTTGTATCAGGTATTGATGCAACTGGTGTATGGAATCAGGCAACACAGTATAAACCAAATCAATTAGTTGCATATGGCGCAAGAATTTACATAGCTAATGTCAATAACGTAAATAAAGTTCCTTCAACAAATGCTACTGAATGGACAGTATTTGTTGATGGTGTTCGTGCAATGGGAACCTATAACCCAGCAACACAATACCACATTAACGATATTATTGTTTATGGCTCTACAATTTATATTGCAAAGGGTGATACTTTAGGTAACACTCCAAGCGATACAACATACTGGAATGTTCTTACATCTGGATTTAGCTATAAGGGTGAATGGACAGCAGCAAATGAGTACCTAGCTGGAGACGTTGTAAACTGGGGCGGAAGCACATACCTAACAAATACTTTCCACTCATCTTCAGCAGATTTTGCCACAGATCTTAATAGTGGAAAGTGGTCAAAGTATAACTCAGGAATTAGATATCGTGGCGCATGGGTTGCTGCAACTTTATATGTTTCTGGAGACGTTATCTCTGATGGAGAAAATGCAAGAATTGCAACACAGGACCACACATCTGGCCCATTCTTAGTAGATGACGAAGAGTATTGGGATATTCTAGCAAAGGGAGCAACTGGTTTGCTTCCAGCTCAAGGTGGACGTGCAGGATATGTTCTTACAACAGATGGTTCAGTAGCAACATTCGAAAGAGATGTAACAAACCTATACTTTGGTGATGGAGCAAGAGCCTTCATTGAAGGAGATGCTGCACTTACAGACGTTGCAACCGCTGCTTCATGGGATACAGAAGAATTTGCACAAGGTGTAGTAATTAATAATTTAGATTTATCAACAGGAGATGGAACTGCTCAGTCTGCAGACTTTATCGCTTATACAACAGGCTCTACAAATGATGCTGGTTGGGCAGATATGGGATTCACTGGCCCAGACTTCGCAGCATCTCAATTCGGAGTAACTGGTCCAAGCGATGCTTATGTTTTCGGTACAGCGCAAGAGCCAGTATCTGCAAGCATATCAAATATTGGACTTACAAACAATGAAGTGACTGTAACCACACAGGCCAATCATGGATTTACATCTGGTAAAGTTGTTCAAATTTCTGGAGTAAGCGCTACATTCAACGGTAGATATACAATTACAGGAACTCCAACTCCAACAACTTTTACATATGCAAAAACAAACGCTGACATTCCTTCTGCTCCAACTACTGGAACAGCAGTAATGTACATTGGTGCTGGTAACCTTGTTTTAGCAACAGGTGACACTGGTTCAGATAACAGAATCGTTCTTGCCGCTGGAGGCTTTGCTTCTGGACGTGAACAGATGATTATCATTCCAGATACAATGGTTCACATTGAAATTGCAACAAATTCAACTGCAGCAAATAACGGAGCACTCGTTGTTGCTGGTGGTGCTGGTATTACTGGAGACGTAAATATTGCTGGAGACCTTTCAGTTCTAGGAAACGTAGACCTTCAGGGAGTTACAAAACTTCCAGTGGGTGCTGGAGCAACAGCATTTGAAACATCAGCAGGTCTTACAGATGCAGTAGTTATCGCAGCTGGAGATTCTGAAGGATACGTACAAAATTCTTTAGTTAACCTTGGAACAGGAACTTCATCTTCAGCAGACTATATTGCATACGCAGTTGAAGGCGATAATATGCATGGTTGGGTTGATATGGGTATCACAAATGCCTCATTCAATGATCCAACATATGGTGTTACTGGACCTCATGATGGCTACATCTTTATGTCAGCCCCAGAAAATACAACTGGAGCAGGTAATCTTGTAATAGCAACAGATAACACTGGTACACAGAACAAGATCGTATTTGCAGCAGGTGGACTTGGAACTGGTAATGAGCAGATGGTCATTACTCCAAATCAAAACGTACACATTGAAATTGAAACACCTTCAACAGACGCTACAACTGGCGCATTTACAGTAGTTGGTGGTGTAGGTATTACTGGAGACATGTCATTCGACGGACTCCTAAGAACAAAGGGAACAATCTATGTTGGTGATGGCGCAGAAGCATTCCACGATGCAGCAGACCTAACCAATGCTAAGTTTGTAGCTGAACTCTCTGGCGGACCATACGCACAGATGGCAGTTCACAACCCAACATCATCTGCTTCAACAGATATTATCGTATACGCATCAAACGGTGACGACGTATCTGGTTGGATCGACATGGGTGTAACTGGTTCAACATTTAGCCAGTCAGCATTCGGAATCACAGGTCCAAACGATGGATATATCTTCTACGAAGCACCAGAAAATACAACTGGTGACGGTAACCTAGTTATTGCAACAGGTGGAAACGGTGATGTAAATGCTATCATATTCGCAGCTGGAGGATTTAGCACTGGTCGTGACCAGATGGCAATCTATCCAGATGTAAACGTTCACATTGAAATTGCTACACCATCCACATCTCCTTCAACAGGAGCTTTGACAGTAGTCGGTGGAGTTGGTATTCAGGGTGACATGAATATTGCTGGTGATGTTAACATTGCTGGTCAAATTACATTCGGTGGTTCAGGAACAGTTGTTGAGACTGAAAACCTAGCAGTTGTAGATCCAATGATCTTCGTTGCTAACGGTCAGACTTCTGGAGATAACGTAGACTTTGCCTTCCTAGGTCAGTCACGAAGCCTCCGTCCAAATCTAGTGTTTGGTCCATATACCACAACAAATAAATCTTTAACAAATAACGTAGCAACTCTTTCAACTGGTCAGACAGCCCATCAGTTTGAAATCGGAGATACAGTAGTAGTAGCAGACATTGATACTCTAACTACATACTCAACATTCTTCCCAATCGTAAGAAAGAGAGAGACGATTCCTCTAGTAACAGACTACGATGCAAACATTGTTCTTGTTGCAAGAGATGGTTCAAACGTAGCTACAGTTACAGTAGACATTGCTCACGGATATCAGGTCGGAGAATCAGTAACAATTACTGGTGCTGACTCTGGATATAACGGAACATTTACAATTGCATCCGTAACAAGCAATGCGTTCACATTCGCAAATACTGGACTACCAGACTTTGCTAACGTATCTGCTGGTACAACTAGAGTTTCTAGAACAACAAACTTTGATTATGTAACTCTTACAACATCAGAGCCACACGATTTCGTTGCTGGAGAGACAGTAACAGTATCTGGCGTAAACGCTTTGATGAATGGATCATTCGAAATTCATGATGTTCCTTCATCAACAACATTTAGATACATTCAGGCTGGCCCTGCTCAGACACCAACATCTTCAACTGGTTCTGTACAGGTTGCTAGAACAGTTGCTCCAACATTCAATGGTACACACGTAATTACAGCGGTACCAACAACAAAGTCCTTCTCATTTGCTAAGACAGCAGCAGATGTGACTTCTTCAGGAACAAATAAGACATTCATTAACTATGTAACATCATGGTCTATCACAAATGGTGTAGCAACAGTTATTTTGACAAATCCGCCACAGGAATCAATTGGTGACTCAACTGTTATTCAAGACGTTGATCCACTAATTAATGATACACTTATTGTTTCAGCTAAATCATCTGTAACACCTTACAGCCTATCATTTGAAGTTCCACAGGATGACGTTCCTAATACAACACTTGTTACAACCACACAAAAGACGGTAACAAGTAGAAATAGAACTGCAAACGTATCAACACTTACACTTTCAACAAATCACGATTACATCGTAGGACAGCAAATCGTAGTAGCTGGAGTTTCAGCATCATTCAACGGAACATTTATTGTAACTGCAGTTCCTGCAGCAAATAAGGTTTCATACGCTCAGACAGCAACAACTATTAACGAAACTGCTTCATCTGGTACAGTTACAACATCAAAGCCAAATCCAGGAACAACTACACTAGTTCTTGGAAGCCAGGGAACAGCAACTGTATCTGGACCATTCCGTGGATCATACACAGGTCTTTCAAGAGATCACCTAACAGGTCACTGGTGGTTGTTCTCAGGTGTTGAAACAAAGCCAACATCAACAATTGACTTTAATACAGTTACAACAAACGATTTACATATTAGAGACTTGTATACAACTGGTGGAGATATTTACTCATCAAATACTACAATGAATATTGTAAACGATACAGTAGCCACACTTAATCTGGCTGGAGCAGCAAGTACAATTAATATCGGTACTGGCTCAGGAACAATTACAGTTGGTAACCCAACAATAGTTGGAACACAGACAGCACAAACTTTATGGCACACAGTAGCAACAACTGTAAACTTTGCTGGAGCAGCAACAACACTAAATATTGCTAATACTGCAACAGCAGCACAGACAGTAAATATGTTTACATCATCAACTGGTGCATCAACATACAATGTTGCAACAGGAGCAACGGTATCTGGCTCTACAAGAACAATTAACATAGGTACAAATGGTGTTGCTGGTTCAACAACTAACGTAAACATTGGTTCAACCGCATCTCAGAACTCAGCACTCACATTGCCGTTTGCCACAGTCAATATTGGAAATGCTGTAACAACTACATCTACATATAATATTGGAACAGGTGCAACGGCAAGCGGTACAATTAAGACAGTAAATATTGGTACAAATGGTGTATCTGGCTCAACAACTAACGTAACAATTGGTGCAGCAGATTCAACACTTAATGGAACAATATCTCTAAATGCTAACACAGTAACAATTACTGGTGGAACTACAGTTCAAGTGTCTCAAGACCCAACTGCTGGAGTAGATCTTGCAGTAGCAACTAAGAGATATGTTGATATGAGACCAACGATTATCACCACTTCTCAAACACTGGTTGCTCGTGGAAATCTAAGAACAAGCGGCGTACAAAGCACAGGAAATTACTTTATAGTTCCAGCTTCAGGACTAACACTGACACTGCCAGCATCACCAGCACTTGGAGATGAAATAGTTCTAACAGATATCGCTGGTACAGCATTCAATACGCCAGTAAATATTGCCCGAAATGGACAGCTAATCCAGGGCCTTGCAGAAGATATGCCGTTTAACATAAACAATGCTTCTGTCAGATTAATGTTTAGCAATACAACTTACGGATGGAGAATCATAGCATAATGGCAACGTTAACCAACTTATTAAACAACTCATTGGGCGGCATTGTTCCAGCAGGAACAGTAATTGCCTGGGGAGCAAATAGCACACCAAATGGATACATACACTGCAATGGTGCAGCAATCAGTCGTACTCTGTACGCAGATTTGTTCGCAGCAATTGGAGGAAACTTTGGTGGAGGTGATGGCTCAACTACATTTAACGTCCCAGATCTTCGTGGAGAATTTATCCGTGGTTTTGATGATGGTCGTGGAGCAGACAGTGGTAGAGGATTTGCTTCTGCACAAGCAGCAATGATGCCTAGACACCGTCACCAGACCAGATCTTGGTACCTTTACGGATGGGGTCACGCTCAGGTTCAGGGTGGATCACACTTCGGATGGGGAACATCAAATGAATTCAGATGGGAACCATTTGGAGATTCTGCTGGAGAAAGAAGCATCGATGTTTCTGGCGGAGTTGCTGAAGGAGATCAGCTAAGACCTAGAAACGTAGCAATGCGTTTTTGCATTAAGTTTTAATCTAAACTTAATTAATAATAGAAAAGAAAATCTATGATTGCTTATACTTACAACCCTATTACCATGGAGTTTGTCGGAGAATCTAGCGTAGATGAATCTCCGCTAGAGCCAGGTGTATGGTTAATGCCAGCATATTCTACAGAAATACCTGCTCCAGAATTTAATCCAGAAACTCATATTTGTTATTTTAATAAAGAAAAAAATTCTTGGATAATTCAAGATGTTGATACAGAGCCAGAAATTGAAAGAATTTCTGAAGAAGATGTTGCTAAACTAAAAGAAGAATTAAAAGAAGCTTTAGAAGAAAAATCAAAGATTTTGTTAAAGTTGGGCCTGACTACAGATGAAATTGAATTGCTTTTAGTCAAGCTTCCGCCAGAAAGTGTGATAGATAATTTATTGGGACAACCAGTTCCAGAATCTGGACTTCCTTTATTGAAAAAGCCAGCGGATGATAAATAATAACATATTAGCCCCAAGATTGGTTGCTCTAGCAAAAGACTCTGCCCTTGAAATGTATTTAGATGCATGGCAAGATAAAAATAATTTTATTACATATAAAGATGTAATTTCTATTTTTTCTGAAAATAATATTGATCTATTTGAAAAGTCTCCTATTGTAATTAAAGAAGAATTTAAGCATTTAAACCTTCCTCATATTGCAAATATGATCGAAGTATCATATAAGGTTATTGAAAATGTTATAAAAGATACATTAAGATTTATTGGAAATGTAAATGAAGGGCCAGGGGTAAATAAATTTGAGTGGGGACACTCACATACCCATTGACTTATATCACATATAAATGATATACTGATTATATGATAAATGTATACTGGTCAAAATATAACATGTTTACCGAAAACATGAATTATATGATGGATATTTCTATAAGCCCAGTATTGTCTTCTTTACATAAAAAAATAGGAAATCCTGTACAGGATGATGTAAATTGGCTAGGCTGCCCAGCTGTTACAAATTTATTAAAGAATACATTTGCATTTACTAACCCTATGACCCTAGATATAAAATTAAATAGCAATAAAACTATAGATTGGTTAGATAATAATCTAGAAGATTATATATCTGTAAGAGAGTATTCAGATAAAAATGTCATACTTGATTATTTGGTTCCATTATCATTATTTTCAGAAAATGATATAAATATAACATTAAGTCAACCATTTCTATCAAATAAAAATTTAAATAATGCTCATTTAATACCAGGACAATTTAATATTTCAAATTGGTTTAGACCATTAATCCCATCATACTCTATATACGATAATGGAAGATTTACCTTGGATAAGGGGGACGACCTATTCTATGTAAAGTTTGACACAGATAAAAAAATTAATTTTATAGAATTTTATTTTACTGATACACTAAAAGATATTGTAAAAAGTTCATTAGAAATAAAAAGGTATAAAAAGAATACTTCTCTCCAAGATCTTTATGAAAAATTTAATTCACAACGAATTAATAAAATAGCTATAAAGGAAATTAAAAAGGCAATAATATGAATTTAATAGTTAATAAAGTTGTAGTTGTTGGTGGAGGTAGCGCAGGATGGATGGCTGCTGCAACAATTAAGTCTGTATTTCCTGAAAAAGAAGTTATTGTAATTGAAAGTCCAGATACTCCAACAGTAGGTGTCGGCGAGAGCACCCTTGGCTTTATGAATGACTGGCTTAGGTTAATTGGACTGCCTAAAGAAAAATTTATGGCGGAATGCGATGCAATATATAAATTAAGTATTAAATTTAGAGATTTTTATGAAAAGGGAAGTGGATCATTTCATTACCCATTTACTAGACCAATTGTAGATTCAATAAAGGGTATGGGAGAAACAGAAGACTGGTATGTAAAAAAGATGTTTAATCCAGAAACTCCTGTAGAAGACTATACAGATACATTCTACCCAGTCTCACACCTACTGCCTGAAAATAAATTTACTAATATTTTTAAAGATAAAGACGGAACCGTATTATTTGATTCCAGTGTTGGATCGGCGTTACATTTTGATGCAAGCATGTTTGGAGCATGGTTAAGAGAAAACTTCTGTTTACCAAAAGGTGTCATCCTTAAAACAAATACAGTAAAAGATTGGTCATTGTCCGATTCAGGTATTGACTATCTTTTATTAGATAGTGGTGAAAAGGTATATTCAGACCTTTTCATAGATTGTACTGGCTTTCACTCTATATTAATTGGAAAAGCTTTACAGGAAGAGTGGATTGATTATTCTGATAAAATTCCAAACAATAGAGCATGGGCTACGCAAATACCTTATATTGATAAAAATAAAGAGATGGAGCCATATACTACATGTACAGCTATAGAAAATGGTTGGGTGTGGAATATTCCTTCATGGAAGAGAATAGGTACTGGATATGTGTATAGTGATAAGTTTATTTCGCCAGAAGATGCCTTAAATCAATTTAAAAATTATTTAAAAACAGACTATGTGAGTGCATATAATCCAGATAGAGACGTAGATTCTATGAGCTTTAAAGATGTTAAATTTAAAATTGGAATTCATAAAAGAACATGGGTTAAAAATGTAGTAGCAATAGGATTAGCCGCTGGCTTCATTGAACCGCTAGAAAGTAATGGACTTTTTACAGTTCATAAGTTCTTGGAATATTTGTGTGCCACTTTAGAGCGAAAAAAGGTTTCACAGTGGGACAGAGATGCATACAACAATGTAACATTTGAGCAGTTTAATTTATTTGCAGATTTTGTAACACTACACTATGCTCTTTCTTTAAGGGATGATACAGAGTATTGGAAAAATGCTACTGGAAAAACCTATTACCCAGAATTAATAAATAGTGAGTATACCATAGCATCCACGCCGCTAGATCTAGTAGCAAGAAAATTTTATATAAATAAGTGGGGATCTAGAAATGAATACGGAGGTCCAGCATCGGGACTAAGTTGTGTTGCAACTGGATTAAATTATCCTATTATTTCTGCAACAGAAGTTTATACTAATCAGGCTTCTCTAGGAATTGATGTACAAGGAAGAATAAACTATCTAGATCAAATTTGGTCTGAAAATAAAAATAAATGGTCAGAGCTTTCTAAAGAGCTTCCTACAGTATATGAGCACTTATCAAATACTTTATATAAGGATAAGATATGAGTAAAAAAATAAAATTTTCAATTCAAGGAAATGACCTAATAGATATTCCAAATGCTGCTAAAAAGCATATACCAGAATGGTATAGAGATGCTGAAAGGTTTGTAGGCGGAAATATGAAAATAGGAAATGGCACAAGTAATCATGGGCTAAAGCTATGTATGCCATTTTTAGACGCAATGACTTCTGGGTACACTGCCTTTTTATGGACAGATATTATTGTAGAGCAGACGGAACTTGGGCCAAAGCTACAGTGGAGACTTGGACCAGATCCAATTGAAAAAAGACCTAGAATAAATAAAACATTGCCCACACCAGCAGGTCATGATGAAGATCATTACGCATGGAAGTCATTGTTTAATATCCAGACCCCAAAGGGTTATAGTATTTTAATATCTCACCCACACAATAGGTTTGATCTTCCATTTACTACACTTTCTGGTATTGTTGACTCTGACATGACAATGGCAAGAGGCAATCTGCCATTCTTTTTAAAATCAGGCTTTGAGGGCATTATCCCAGTAGGTACTCCCATATATCAAGTTATGCCATTTAAAAGAGAAAACTGGCAATCTGAACATGATAAATCAATAACAGACATAGCAATTAAAAATGAATTCGATACAACAAGAAGAGCATTTGGATGGTATAAAAACTTTAAATGGAATAGGAAGTCTTATGAGTAATATAGTTATTATTGGCGGAGGAACCGCTGGATGGATTACCGCTTTATATGCAAAACAAATTTACCCAGATTCTAAGGTAACTGTTATTGCAAGCGAAGAGATAGGAGTACTGGGAGCTGGAGAAAGCACCACCCCAATGTTCATAGATTTCCTTGATATTATAAAAATTCCATTTTATGAATTAATTCGTAACTGCGAAGCAACCCTTAAAGTTTCAGCAAAATTTAGCAACTGGAATAAAGATGGCGGATACTATTACAACTCATTTGCAGCAGATGAAGACCTAGCCATATCAACACTAAACTCTTTTATAGATCCAGTAACTCAGTATAACTCCAGAGCAATAATTTACTCTATAGCAAAGAACAATAAACAGCACCAGTTTGACTTTAATTCAAATTTAGCAGAAAATAATAAATTTCCTTTTTCAATAAATTCTGATAGGCTGGCACACTTTTCTTTAAATTTTGATGCCAGGTTGGTCGCAGAATATTTTAAAAAAATAGCTATAGAAGAGCGTGGTATATTTTATATTGATGACGAAATAATATCATTTGAAGAAAATTCTAATAAAGAAATCGTTAAAATAAATTGCAAAAGCAATGCCGTTCATTCAGATTTTGTATTTGATTGCAGCGGATTTAAAAGACTATTAATTGGTAAATACTATAATTCAGAATGGAAAAGTTACTCAGAGCATTTACCAGCAGATAAAGCTTTTCCATTTTTTCTATCTCACGAGCAGATGGGAAAGGGAGTTACTTCACATATTAACGCTGTTGCAATGAAGTATGGGTGGATGTGGCAGATTCCAATACAAAGCAGATATGGTTGTGGATATGTGTTTGATTCTTCTTATATAACATTAGAGGAAGCAAAAAAAGAAGTCGAAGAGTATTTTGGATTTGAAGTTCAGCCTCCAAGGCAGGGATTATTTTTTGAATTTAATCCAGGGTCATTTAAAAATGTTTGGATTAAAAACTGCATCGCTGTTGGGTTATCTTCAGCTTTCATTGAACCGCTAGAAGCAACTTCTATCTTGTCAAGCCTTCAAAGTTTAAAAAGACTTCCAGGAAATATAGAAGATCTGCTTAAGGCCACAGAACCAGACAAAAATAATTTTAATGCTAAATTTAGGTCAGATCAAGAAGAAATATTAAATTTTATCTACCTTCATTATGTAACCAATAGGGATGACACAGAGTTTTGGAAAAATTTTACAATCAATAACAAAATGCCAGACTTCACAAAACAAATATTGTCTAAATCTAAGAATAATATTTTAGAGTATAAAGATTTTGAAGGCACTAATATTTTTGCCTTAGAAAACTACTTGTTTGTAATGCAGGGAAATGGTATACTTAATTTAGAGCCCTATATAAAAGAGTTCAATAATACTTATTCCGAAGAAGAGAACAAGAATTATGAGATTTTTAAAATAAAGCAAAACTTAACATTACAAACTTCTGCTAATTGGCAACAGGTTTTAAAAATGATCGAGGATAGACATGATGCAGTTAAATGATTTTAAAGTAGTCAGTAAAAGATTTTTTCAAAAGTCCTACTGGAACAAAGTAAATACTATAGAGGCAGTCTCATTTGGAACAAAGATTAGTATTATCTTTCCTGGATTGCTTTTCGGTAAACAATGGTGGTGGCTATTCATCTTTGCTTTGATTTCAAGTATGACATTGATAGTTACTTCAACAATTAAAACATTGCCAACAATTATATGGTTTAATATAGCATGGTGCATCTTGGCGACGGCCTCGATACTTAAGCACTTCTTAGCCTAGGAGAAAAAATGACAGAAAATATGGAAAACGTAGAAGAATCTACACCGCAAGATGAAGTAAAGGAAGATGACTCTCAAAAAGTTGAGACCCTCTTTTTTGTAGTTAAAGACCTCAATGGAACATTTCGTGTAATTACGGATGTTTCAAAGAAGTTTGAGATTCAAAGACAAGCAAGTCTATTGGATATCAGATCGGCAGCAAAAGATATTGCCAGCGCTATTTCTACTAGAGAAACAGCTGAAATGGTAGTAGCCCTTCTTAACCAAGCAAATAAGCAATCTGATAACTAATACTGTATAATATAAAATATGTCTTACCAGCTGAAAGTCATCAAGGACTCTCCAGTGGGCTTTTGGCCCCTGGATGAGTCCTCTGGTGTTATCGCAGCAGATTCATCTGGATGTGGCAATAACGGAACCTACGTTGGTTCTCCTGCATCAAACATGTTGCCATTAATTCCAAGCGGGGTATCGGGAACCAGGATAACTAATACAGCATATATTACTTTACCAACATCAAAAGATTTTTATGGATCAAGCGTTTCAAATGGACTTGCAAACAAATACTCATCAGATAATGACTTTACTTTAGAGGTATGGATTAGTCCATCTATTCAGTCATCATCAGAAACAACAATATTTGCCGATACAACAGATGGCATAGGATTATATTGGGAAAAGGGCGATGTAGTATTTAAGGCTTCAGGCACAGAACAAATTAGGTGGGCAGTAACATATACTAAGAAAACAATACATGTCGTAGGTATATATTCAGTAAATTCTATTTCTCTATATATTGACGGAACTCAGGTTGCAACTAAAACTCTAGATCCTAATTTTAAATTTACAAATACAGCATTTGACCTACAGATAGGTCCAACATCTGACTCTGAAGATTCTTTTATAGTAGATGCTCCAGCAGTATATCGATATGGATTAAATTCAGCGGCAATTACAAGACATTACAATGATGCCAATTATTACATACAGCCAATACATGTAGTGAACCCAGAAGAAGGAACATTATTTTCATGTTCAGATAGAACAAATAGAATAGATTTCAGCTATACCTATGGAGTAGATGCTACATGGGATAGCTTTATAGAATCAAATACATACTATGATGATAAGGGTAAATATATAGGATTTATTCCAACAGATACAGCCCAGTCGAAGTCTTTTACTATCAATGACTTTTTATTTGTTCCAACGGAGTCAGGATTCACAAACTCTAAAATTGAGTGGCGGAATGAATTAGGCATATCAGTTGAAACCAGTATAGACGGAACAATATACCTTCCTTGCGTAAATGGAGAGGCAATTCCACAATATAAAAAAGGAAGCTTTGATACAAATGGGCTTCTATATATTAGAATTACCATGACTACTACAGATGCTAGCAAATTCTTGCCAAGACTATCGCATTTCTCAATTAAGTTTTATAGCCAGACTAGAATATATGCCGATAACTTTAATAGCTATATTGAGTCAGATGATCAATTTGCCATAGGGTCTTTAAATTATTCCCCGCTTCTTAGACATTATAATAATGGAATTAGGCCTGCTTCAGGATATGGATTTGATATCAATACTGAATTAGATATAAATACAGTAGAGATGTTTTTTACTCCTAAAACAACTGGAGCAAATACTTTATTCTATGATACAACAACCAGCACCAAGTACGCCTGGAATGGGTCTGGAACGGTCTCTAAGGCCTCTATAAGCAAGGTTTACGTCAATGGGGTAGATAAGACCTCACAGACCAATATAAGCAATTTCCTGGTGGCAGGAGAGCCACATCATATTGTTTTAGTATTTTCAGCATCAGTAACTGGATCCCTTCAATTTAATTATGAAACTTCAGGCGGACCAGATAATCTATATAACAATATTGCAATATATAATAGATCTCTTACTGAGGAAATGGTAGATACCCATTTCGATTTATATTGTGGAAGACCGTCTTCTTCAACCACCGATCCAGTCATAGACATGACAGAATTAGCTCCAGTATATTATGATAATGACTGGGTTGTGGTGCAAAGCGTATAAATTTGTCACCTACCTTGACAAAAAGCTGGACTTAGATAGTAAAGAATGGTAAAATAAAAACCTATGGATATTAAAAGAATGGGCGCCAAGTTCAATGAGGACGAAACAACTCTTGGAGTATATGTCTGGGAAATGCCAGACGGACGCTGGATAGGAGATGATGATGGAAACTTTCTTTCGATCACGTCCAAAAAAGGAAATAGATCCAGAATCGATGCTTTGGCTAGAGAAGTTCGCTCATACGGTATATATGAGGGCGGGCCTAAATTTCTTATGGGTAAACGAAAAATCAACGACGAAGAATTTGAAGAACAGCAAACAAGATTAAAGTGGGGACTCACACCAGATCCTTTGGATATTGGTGAATATAAAGACCAGATGAAGGCTCTTAAAAATGGGGGGACAAGATGATAGAGTTTATTGATGATGAAGGCGGAGAAGAAGTATCAATTTCCAATGTTGCAGATTGGATGAGATTTAATACCCCAGTGGAATCAAAGAGCAATGACCCATTTAAAATTCAGGGAGAAGATTTAACAAAGGTGTCTGGATTAGGCGCTTCATTCCGTCGCAAGATGAACAGAGATTTGCAAAAGCGTTTCCAAGGAATTGACGGAACAGAAACACAACAGAACCTCCTTGCACAAGCTATTACTGGCTACGCAATGTTTGATCTTATTGAGCCACCATATAACTTAGATTATCTTTCACAGATTTATGAAATTTCACCATACAACTATGCAGCAATTAATGCTAAAGTTTCCAATATCGTTGGCTTAGGCCACGACTTTGTTGAGACAAGAAAAACACAAGAAGCGTTTGATAACATTACAGACGATAAAGCACTGGAACGTGCACGTCGTAAACTAAATCGACTTCGCCAAGATTTATATGATTGGCTAGAGGAATGCAATGAAGAAGAAACATTTACTGAAACTTTAATCAAGGCCTACACAGATGTTGAGGCCACAGGTAATGGCTACCTTGAAATTGGTAGAACCTCAGCAGGTAAGATTGGATATATCGGACATATACCAGCAAAGACTATGCGAGTTCGCCGTTTGCGTGATGGCTTTATTCAATTGCTTTATGGCAAAGCTGTTTATTTCCGTAACTTTGGAGATCAAGACACACCAAATCCGATTGATGGCGGACTAGAAAGACCAAATGAGATTATTCATTTAAAGAAGTATACTCCAACAAATAACTATTATGGTATCCCAGATATTATTGCATCACAGAATGCAATGGCAGGAAACGAATTCGCTGGCAAGTACAACCTTGACTACTTCGAAAACAAGGCGGTCCCAAGATATATTATCACTGTAAAGGGTGCTAAGTTATCTACAGAATCAGAGCGTAAGCTTCTAGAGTTCTTCCAGGTTGGACTAAGAGGCAAGAATCATAGATCTTTATATATCCCTCTTCCACCAGATTCACCAGACTCAAAGGTTGAATTTAAGATGGAGCCAATTGAGGCAGGAACTCAAGAGTCTTCATTTAACGTGTATCGTAAATCTAATAGAGATGAAATTCTATTATCTCACCGTGTACCAATTAATAAAATTGGAACTCCAGAAGGAGTTAATTTGGCGGTGGCAAGAGATGCCGATAAGACATTTAGAGAGCAAGTATGTCGTCCAGCTCAAATGAATTTAGAAAAGAAATTAAATAAGATTATTCAGGAAATGACCGATGCCCTATTACTTAAATTCAATGAATTGACCCTAACCGATGAAGATACTCAATCTAAGATCGATGAGAGATATTTAAGAATGCAGGTAGTTACCCCTAATGAAATTAGAATTAGAATGGGCATGGTCCCACTTGAAGGTGGAGATAAAGTTGTAGAATTAAAGCCACAGGCCCAGGCAGAAGTTAGGGCACAGGCTGGCCAAACTAGAACTAGAGATTCCGAAAGGTCTGCAAATTCACCAGATATTTCTGGGGAAGGCAGAAATGCTCAGGGCGACGGACGACAAGTCGACTAGCCCTACTCAACCATTATTTGCGTTATAGTGAATAACGCTATAAAATTAAGCATATGAATATTGAAAAATCTTTGTGGTCTTCACATGGCGATAACATCAGTTTATCTGTGCCATTCACTAAAGTCAATCGTGAAAAGCGCACCGTCTCTGGTTTTGCGACACTCGATAACTTAGATCAAACAGGCGACGTTGTTTCAGCAGAAGCAAGTCTAAAAGCATTTGAAAATTTCCGTGGCAACATACGTGAGATGCATGGATCAAATGCAGTTGGTAAGATGGTTTCATTTAGACCAGAAACATTTTATGACCCAGCAACAAAAGAATTTTACAATGGCGTTTATGTAGATGCATACATTTCAAAGGGTGCACAAGATACTTGGGAAAAGATTCTTGATGGTACTCTAGCAGGATTCTCAATCGGCGGAAAGATTGTAGATTCAGAAAACGAAGTTAACAAGTCAACTGGTAAAACAGTTCGCTTTATTAAAGAATACTCATTGATGGAGTTGTCAGTAGTTGACTCACCAGCAAATGAGCTATGCAACATCTTGTCTGTTCAGAAGATGAACGGTCAGCTAGTATTTAAAGGAATGGCAACAGAAGTTGTAGCAGAAAATATTTTTTACTGTGCAGACAGTGATTCAGTATTTGTATCAACAGAATCATCTTATGATTCCCCAGTTACAGGTAAGCCTGCAACATTGATCGGTTGGGTAGAGTCAAACGATGTTAACAAAGCAAAAGAAATAGATAAGATTCTTGATTTACACAAAAAGTCAAGATTGTCCATGCCTGAAACACAAATTGCAAAACAGGCAGACATAGAAGGAGGTAAAGAAGTGTCAG